TAAATATAATCAGCCATAGCTGCTGGACTATCAAGACCAGCAAATCCAGTAGTATCTTCACTTAAAAAATAATTTGCATAATTAGCTTGTTCTAATACTGATTGACCACCATAAAATTTAGGAACAAAGCCGTCAAGCCAAAACATTCCTTTATCATTTATTCCACTAAAGTTATTTATTTTTAGTATTGGTTCATTCATTATCTCCATCCTTTGCCACCACGTATGGGAGCATTGGTCATTATATTTTTAATATCTCTATCTCTTGAATTAAAATAGTCAATAATTTCTCTTTCATCTTCTTGAAGTTGCGAAGCTAAATCATTTTTTACTTCAAGCCCTTTTTGTATCATTAAATTCATTGCAACATTTCTCACTAAATATAGATGATGAATAGAAGGAATACCTGGCTCTTTTGATATATTTAAGAATTTATGGCTTCCAGATTGAGTCCCAGTTGTTATAACACTTATAGCTCCATCTATTGTTAAAGAAAGTTCAAAGGTATCAGCTGTTCCACCTGCAACTACATAATAAACTGTTGTATCTGCTGTTAAGCCAGTAGGCAAAGCTCCATCTGTTTCTAAAATAACAGCATCTCCAGCTACTAATCCGTGAGCAACAGAAGTAAATATTCCAGGAGTTGCTACCGTTACTGTAAAAGACTTAAATGTATATTTAGTTATCGGTCTATTAAAGTAAACTTTTAACGCATCTGTTTCTGCATAATCGGGGGTAGGTCTTAGATAAACAAAATCACCATATTTACAATAATATAGTGGAGTGCCTGTTTGCTTATTTGTGTTTAAATAAAGTTCCTCAAAAGAAGATGGAAGATTATTTATATCTTCCGGTATTAAGTTATAACCTTTACCACTTGCATTTAATGCCTCAAATTTTAAAATATCTATAATTTCAGAAGTAAAAGCATCAAATTTATATCTGTTAGTTCCAGACACAATACTTTGAGTTTCTATCGGTGGGCTAGTATTATCGTGGTCATCAAAAACCCATTTCTTACCACTTTTACGAGCCAAATAAGAGTATCTATTCAAAGCATTATTAACTTTAGATACTTTTTCTTTATTAGAAAAGACAGAATTATTAGAACCACAAACATTATTTATTTGTTCAGACAAACCATCTTCCTCTATTGGATTTGAAAATTTCATAATTTAAAATTAGTTTCTTAATTTTACGCCCCATATAAATGAGGCGTAAAGTAAGCTACTAACCATTAGTTATAATATCAAAAAGTAAACCAGTAGTGTTAGTCCAAGCTTTATATTCCCAATCCATTCTACTAACTACGCCGACACCAGACAAAGATCCGTCAGCGGTAGCAGGTTCGTTAACAAATTGGACATCCCCGTAAGTTGACTTACAGATACCTAAAGCAAACACTTTTCTAACACCTCCAAAGACGTGGTTAGAACTATGTTTGTTAGATTTAAGATGTAAAACTCCACGATACATAAATCCAGCAGTAATTCCATTCTTCAATGCATAATCTGCTGTATTGTATCCGTTAGCTGCAGCAAATTCTTCAAGAATTTCAAACTGTGTTGGAGTCCATATAATGAACATTCCGTTTCGTTGAGCTAAAGTATCTCCGTTTGCTTCGCTGATCTTCGTTTTCATTCTTCCAATAATCTTGAAGATATTATTAATATCAACATCAATAGCGACAGTAGTAGCTGTTCCGTCAAACAAAGTTCCAGCATCAAAGTTAGTCCACATAGCGTGGTTTGCTAACATATCAGTTTCAAAATATTCATCAATTAACTGTCCTTGCAAAGCAGCCAAGTCCATTGCTTTAATGTATGTTAACTGTGCTAAATCAGCTCTATCAATAGGGATAGCTAACGCTTGAGACTGATTAATAGTTACATATTCACTTGTTATCGTGAAAACTTGATAAGTATAAGGTGTTCCTCTAGTATGACTCTGCAAAGTTGGAACAGTAGACATATAAGGAGCAAACATTGTGTTTGTATCCGTATAAATCACATCGCAAACTTCTTTCCAGTTAGTGTTATAGTCTAATCTCTCTTGGAGTTTAGTCTTCCACTCTGCCGGAAACACATCGTTTGCCCATCCAGAGTCAGTATATGTGTGTTCAAATGTTATAGTATTATTTTTCTAATAACCTGGACTTACGAAAAAGTTATTAGTATTAAATTAATTAGCCCAGGTTTTGATTATACTATTTAGCAAAATGACTTACATCTTTTTCTCGGTTATATTTCTCGTTTACATATTGTCTTCGTAATGCAGGCTTATCCTCTGGTGGCATTTCGCCTTTACTTAGATAATACTCGACCGAGTCTTTTGCTGAAGTTCCCCCAGAACCTCTTGAACCGTCTGGGATAGCTTCTTTAGCAGCTTTATTGTCTTGAATATCCTTTAAGTCATTTTTAAAATGCTTATTATCAATCAAGTCATCAAGCTTTTTCCCACTTGCCAAATAGTCTCTTACTAAAGCAACTTGATCAGGGTCGTTTATTTTAGCCCCTAGCAAATTACTAATAAAAGTTTTTTCTCCATAATCAAATTCTCCTGGTGTTTCAGCCTTTATTTCTGTTTTAGGTTTTACTTCTTTAACTTCTTTCTTAACCCATTTACCGTCTTTCTTTTCAAAACCTTCTGCTTTTTTAGCTCTTGTATAGAGTTGACTGTTATTCTCGTTGAGAGCAGTTGCTTCAGAAATTAATTGTTCCTTAACTTCTTCCACGTTTTCATTGGTTAAAGAGTCAATGACCTCATCTAATTTTGACATATTTTTAGAAGCGAGTATGACCCCGCAATTTATTACTAAGTTAAAGAGGCTTAGTCCTCTAATTTATTATTTAATCTCCTTGTGTAAACCTTTCTAATACAAGATAAACATCACTATCAGCTTTTCTTATAAATGTAAGTTCAGCTAAATCATTGCCATCTAATACTAAATCATCACCAGTGCTATCTCTGTGTTGAATATCTACACCAGTTCCAGCGGCAAATGTAATTGTAGTGGCATCAGTAGTTGTAGCACTTCTGAACCAGTAGCTTCTTTCATCGCCAACATAAGGAATACCCATAAAACCCATTGAAGTAGTTGCCATTGTAGTCAAGGTAGTATTAATTCCTGTATTCCAATCGATGTAAGTTGTATTACCATTAAATTCAGCAGAAACTAATGTATAGGTAGTGGCATCAGTAGTTGTAGCATATCTTTCGCCACCACTCTGATAACCAGCTGTAAAAAACTGTCTATTAGTTTTTACTGGCGAAGCTCCACTTAAAAAATCTTCCTGGTCTTGCGGCTGAAGTTGTGCTTCATTGTAGTTAAATGTTACTCCAGCTTCATTAACAATTTTAGCGGTATCAGAATAACTATTGTAAGCGTAAACAGCCACAGTTCCAATCGCCAAAACAGAAACAAAACAAATTACCCCTATTGCTATTAATAACTTGATTTTTAATTTTTTCATTTTATTCATACTATTTTTTCTTTTTAGTTTTCTTAATTTTTTTTACTTTTTTAGAAGCGACCTCTAAGACAGGCTTTGCTAGTTTAGCAAGACTCTCTTCTTCTAAAATTTCACTCAATTTTCCCTTCATTTTTCCTTCCATAATTTTATATTAGTTATTTATAAAGGATGGTTGTAGTTCCTATTGTCCCATCTGGAACAAATATTAATCCTTGGCTAAAAGCGGCATCAAAATCGTATGTTCCAACAGTTGCTGAAGCTGGAAAAGATGCTAAAACAGCTAAAGAAGATGTAGCTAAAACTCTTAAATTAACATTTGTAGTTGTTGCGTTGTAAAGAGTAAAAGCATTTTCAGGAGAGTTTGTAATTGTTACTCTCCCTAATACCCCAGCTCCTTTTTCTAAAAGCTGTCCTACCGAGTCAGCGACATAATAAGTAGAGAAATAAGCAAAATCTCTTGTTCCACCTCCCCCTAAATCATTAATTTCAGTGGTTTTTTTCTCACCGACAAGCACAATCGCACCAATAGACACAACTATTAATAAAATAATTATGCTAATTACAGTAAAAAATGTAATTCTTTTGTTCATAAAGTTATATATTAAAAATTTAACGATGTTTTGGAGGCATTTTTACTCCAGTATCTACAACGACCTTTTTATATTTATCAATCTTTTGAAATGATATATTCATTATTCTTAGAGCTTCATTAATTGCTCTTAAGGCCTTGCCTAAGTCTTCGTTGGTTCGAGCAAATTCATTGCCAGTTTTTGGGTCAAAACTTAAAGAGAAAGCATAATTCTGCATATACTGGTTCTCCATTGGTTCTTCGTTCATTGTTCCGTTCTGGTAGATACCAGATAAAAAAACCTTTTTAAGTGCTGATAAAAGAGTTGGATTTTCTGTTAATCCTTCTAGTTCTTTTAATTCCGCACTGTTCATTATTTCTTTTGGCATATTTTAAAATTTAGGCTTCCATTGCTGGTTGAGGCAATGTAGCAGGTTGATTAGTTTGTTTTGGTTTATAAGAATTAAAGTCAATCATAGACATATTTGAATACTCTAACATCTGGTTAAATAGTTTAGACATTCTTGGATCATCAAATATTGTAAATGATTTAGTGTTTGGGTCATAAGTAGAAAGAGCCTGTTTGATAATTCCAGCTAAAGAGTCAGTCATCGCTGTTAAATCATTTTGTTTCTTTGCTACGTTTATTTTAATGTTTACTTTTGCTCCCTTAAGTTCATCCTTTAATATCTCAATAAATTTATTACTATCTTTCATAAACGACTCTTTCGCACTATTCTCATAAATTTCAACCATTTCAGGTGTGGGAGCTTCTCCACCATGTCCTAATATATAATTTATCTTATATTTGTTTGTTTTAAGAATTACAATATTTTCAGATACAGTTTGCATTTCCTCCATAGACAGGGAAGATAAAAACTTTTTGCCATTAGTAATCTCTTTTATGATGTAAGGAATAATCCAATCTCTATACATTTCTTCTATAAACTTGGCGTATTGTCCTCTTCTAAAATCGTGTAAACTCTTACCTGTCTTGACTACTAAATTCTGTAAGGCAAACGGAGTCCCTGACACAGGTTCTTTACCCATTAAAGGATTAGGAGCTCCACCTGCAACTTGCCCCTGCTCAGCCCATTCATCAATAGCCTTTTGTGCTAACGCTATATTACGTGGATAAGTATCCATTTGTCTAACAGTCTTTGCATTTTCAACAAATAATACTTCATTATTCTGAATACCTTTAAGACTATGGTTTTTTTTAACAAACTCTTCATCATCAGTTATATGAACTACTTTAGAGACAGCATCCATCATTTCTTTCTTCTGTATCTCATTATATGTAGTCCAGGCTTGAGGTTCAAATAGTTCTTCTGCTCCGCCATATCCTAAAGCTCTATTAAATACTTCATCTCGCTTAATCAACTTGAAAGGATTTTTACATTTAAGAGCCAACAAGGTAATACCTTGCTTTAGTTTATCCTTGTCCTTGTAGAAACATACTGCTTGTGTTTGATATGTGTATTTTTCATTTTTACTATCATCAAGATAGTTTTGTGGCATACTACCAATCACTAAATAAACTTCAATATATTTACCTACTTTTTTAACAGGACTTTTTTGATTTCCTTCTACTTCTGCTCCACCTTGATTTCTTGATAATATAATTGCTTCTTCAATCGTATGGGTAGCTCCCTTAGATTTATCGCCCCAACCTCTATCTGCCATATCTTGCAAATCATCAGGTGATAAATACATTTTAAATCCAATAGGGCTTGTAAGCATATTAGACTGATTACAAAAGGCGATAGTTTCCAAATTAACTCTTTGTGGTCTAGCCTTACCTACATCCATAACCAAACCTCCCCCATAGTCAATCCTTGATTGATTAATTTCGTCTAGTAAGCTGTCAATATTATTTTCTTTTAGAAAGATGTCATCGTGATATTTCTTTATTAAAAAAGACAGGTGATACATATCTTCATTCTCTATATAAAGAAGAAGTTCTTTGACGTCTATGTCTTCTGCCCAATACTGCATACTAAGAATTGGCTTAGTAATATTCTTAACAGGTGTTTCGTCATCATTACCATTCAAAAGTCTACCGTGTTTATAAAAGAAAGAAGTCTTTATATGATCTGCCATTGACCATTCCCAACCTAAAATATCTACGCCTGTAGAAAAAGTTAACTCCTCTTGAGTTATAAAATCATAAATTGTTTCAGGTGTATTTTGTAATTCTAACATATTTAAACTTTAAATTTAATATTACCTTTTATACTCATAAATGCTTCTTGGTATGAGCATACATTACCATAATTAGAGCTTGAAAGGTCTTGTGCTAATACGCTTAGCATTTTCACTCTTGCATTCCTATTCTTAAACTTCTTACATATTTCCCTATATTGAACCTGATAAGCCTCCAACTCTTGGCAAAAACGAAAAGCAGTATCAACTAAATATCTTTTCCACCAAGTTCTAGGGTCTTTACCTTGTTGTTTAGAATGGACTTCTTCGTGCTTTATTACTATTGGGTCAACATAACAGTCATTTGGATTATAGATAGCATCACCATAACAAAACATAATCTTATCGCTTAACTTAAAAGCAGATTTTATTTCTTCATAGTTAGGCGGAAACTCTTTCTTAATTTGCATTTTTAGTATCAATTACTTTAACGCCATTAAGCGTCTTCTGATGTAAACATTCATAATTAGCATTGACATAACCACTTATAGCTTCAAAAATCTTTGCTAATCCTTCCTGACTTGTAAAATCACTTTTAGGAGCTATAAACTTAAACCCTAAATTGTTCTCTGCATCATCAAAAGAAACGTCCACTCCGTTGTCTAATACTTTGTTTGTTATTCTTATCATAATTTATCGCCACGCCGCAGGCTTATTATTATTAGATTGATAATTTGGTGAAACATCAAACGGTTTCTTTGCTATCTGTAATTGATAAGCAGTACTATCTGATACATCATCATTAATTGCTTGTGGGAAGTTTAACAGTTCTTCCTCTAAATTCTTGCACTCTCCTTTAATGTGATAAATAGAGCCACTTTCATATCTTGGTATTAATCCTCTTATTCTAAGCTCTTTATTAACATTACCGTGAGATAACTCGACTGTTGGCAAGAATTTACCTCTTTTTCTTTGTTCTTCGTCTAGGAAAGGCTTTAATGTCTGCAAATATATAGTCTTTTCAATTCCTATTTTCTCATATCTTCTATTGTTATGGAGTGTAAACAAAAGGTCTATCAATTCCAATGGATCTAATTTAACTCTCCAAGCCTTCAAGTTCCAAAAGTTAGCAGTATCAACCGAATTATCGCATATACCAGTATAATCAGAACTAGCTTGTTTACTTATTGCTGTATCTATTGTTAAAAATCTTCTTGTATTTTGTCTATTTACTTCTGCTTGTTCACGTTCTTTAAAATAATGTGGTTTAAACTCTTGATTTTCAGTAGCTATTGGATGTTGCTGATATAAAGCAGAAAAGTTTTTAGTCCCTACCAAGTTTTTAGTTTGTTCTAAGTCTTTAATATCATATCTGCCTTCCCACAATGCTTCTCCTGTATCTCTATGCTTTTCTTTCATTTCAGCAATAGCGGGATAGTTTATAACCTTTGTTATCTTTTTAAACTCATCATTCCCTATTATACGACCAGCTAAGTCATCTAAATGCCATCTAGTAAGAATAATAATCATCACCCCGTTAGGCTCTAATCTAGTCCAGGCAACAGCTTTAAACCATTCCCATACCTTTTCACGATATACTTCACTTTCAGCTTCCTCTGCGTTCTTAATAGGATCGTCTATTAGAAAGACATTGGCACCCTTACCGGTAGTAGCTCCACCAACACCAACGGATACATAAGAACCTTTATGATTTGTCATCCATTCGCCCTTACTTTCTTCTCCAGCCTTTAATCTTACATTGGGGAATATATTATTGAAAACCTTACTATTAACTAAATCCCTTGTTTTGCCTCCAAATTTAACTGCTAAATCTCCGGAGTAAGAAGCTGTTATAATTTCCTTATCAGGGTTTCTTCCTAAATACCAAGCTGGAAAATTGATTGTACATTCTTCTGATTTACCGTGTCTAGGAGGAACAGTCAAAATTAAAACCTTAAATCCATCTTTAATAAACTTTCCACTTTCTATATCCTGTAAAACATCAGCTATTTCTTCGTGATGCCAATTTGGTTCATAATTCTTGTTAGTCAGAATTGAGAAGTCAATTAAATAATCTCTAGCTGCTTGTTCCAGCAATTGCTTTTCTTCCAATAATTCTTCCTGCGATTTTTCTTGCTTGTTCATCGTTATAGTTTATTGATTTACCTAAAGTGCTTAAATCAACTTTATCAGGAGCATTTTTCCCTTTCAATTTATAATAACTATCAA